CAGCGTCCAAAATTCTTGTGTGTTTTCCATTGTTAAAGTATCAAAGCAAGCTGCCTCAATCTTTTCTTTTGCAATGGTTCGTATTCAGGATTTAACTCACACCCAAGGTATTGCCTACCAAGGTCTTGAGCAACTTGCGCTGTTGTGCCACTACCCATGAACGGGTCAAGCACAATGCCGCCAACAGGTGCGCCAGCTAAAACACACGGCTCAATTAAGTCTTGTGGAAACACAGCGAAATGAGCGCCTTCATATGTCTTAGTTGTGACTGTCCAAACGCTGCGTTTGTTGCGACTTCCATCAAATTCTTTTATGCCTTTCGTGTGAGTTGCACCTATTGGCGAATAACCACCGCTTTCATGCTTTTCACCAGCAAAAAAAGGTGTTTTATATCTGTTGGCACTACCTTCAGGGTCGACGCTAGCTTCTTTGATAGCTTCATAATCGTAGTAATACTTCTGCGACTTGCTTAAAAGAAAAATGTACTCATGCGCCTTGGTGCATCGGTCTTGTACTGATTCAGGCATTGGGTTAGGTTTGTGCCAAATGATGTCTTGACGCAATGTCCATCCATCAGATTGCAAAGCAAATGCAAGTTTCCAAGGTATTCCCATAAGCTGCTTATTGATCCCATATGAATCCCCAATGTTCACCCAAAGCGTCCCATCGTCAGCAAGAACATCACGCACACAACGAAACACCTCGACCATTGCTGCAATGTATTCTTCAGGTGTTTCTTCAAGACCGATCTGACCTTCGTGTCCATAGTCACGCAAGCCATAGTAAGGTGGGCTGGTGACGCAAGTCTGCGCCTTTATGCCTTGCGATGCCCACCTTCGCATCGTCTCTCGGCAATCTCCAAACTCTATTTTGTTCATGTTTTATCTTTCAATAATTAAAGAGGAAAAAAAAGCGGGACAGCGTGATGCTGCCCCGCCTTCTCTCGCTGTTACTGAGGTGGCTGATCTTTTGGCTCGTCCTTGATGACGAACTGATAGATTGCTTCAGCGATAGCTGTGGCTTGCTCCAATGGTGTGCCTTGTGGCACAGAGCGCAAAGCTAATGCGATAGCTTCAAAACGAATTTGCATTGTGTTCATGTTTGTGATTCCTTAAAACATTTCGTCATCATCAACTGCTTTAGCTGCGGCTGTCTTAGGTGCAGCGGCTTGCTTCATGCCACCGAACTCACCAGACGATGTGAAGCTCGGTTCTTCTTCGGCATCCATGCCAGCGGGACGCTCAACCCACGACACCACATTGAAGTTAGGGATGCGTGTTGAGCCTTTGCCGATTTTCTCCAGCTTGCTGCCTGTGTACTCAATGACAGGCAACTTGCCAGCGTTGGCTTCACGCTGCGCGGCTGCTGCGTTGTAGAGGGCTTCTAAGCCCATGTTAGGACCTGTACCGTTGGATGACCATTCAACAGTTCCGAGTTCCTTGTTGTAGAACTTCACCATGAAGCCACGCTTGTGATCTGGTGAAGGCTGCGGACCTTTCTTGCCTAAGCCTGCGTCTGCTTGCCAATCACGCACACCTTCACCGAGGTGCAGCCAACCTGTTTGCACATTGTCAATGTCAAACACGACCTTCTTGAGTTGGATTTCTTCTTTTGCGTTATTGAGCCAAGCGTTTGCAGATGGCATGAAGCGGATGTAGTTTCCTGAACCGCCAGAGGATGAGAGATTAAGCATTTGAGCCTTTCGAGTTTAAGAATGCAGCGTTAGCTGCGGGGGTTGTGATTATTGACCAAGCCCAACTGCTCGCGCAAGCGTTAAGCCAGAAGATTTTTTCTCTGTGATGTCATCCAGCAACACTCTGTCTTCTTTTGACAACAGCTTACTTGCTTCTGACGGGCTGATGATTGAGTGATTAAATATAAAGGTTCTACTAATGCCTTTAGACAATAGAAACTCTACTGCCTCATCTTCATCAGTCCATTTGCGTAATGCGCGTTTAGGTTGCATCTGCCAACCTGTGATGACCGAGCCTGACTCGATCTTCTGCGTGGCGTATTCGCGCAATGCTTTGATGTAGTCTTCGACTGCTGTGACCTTTGAGAGCATGATGCCGATCTGCTCGTCTGTCATGTCGTGCATACGCTTGATGTCCTGCGCTGCGACTTCGTTGAACTCTGCGACATGGGCAGGACAGGTTGCCTTGGCTGGACACCATTGGCACGCCTTCTCTGAAGGTGTTGGCGTTGTCTCGCCTTTGACGATGGCTTTAATCGCTGGTGTCAGGTAGGTTGCAGCCCACTCGTTAAGGTCCTTGTAGGTCATCTTGTGAATGCGTGGCTCACCGTGATGCGGCTGAATGATTCTGAGTTCGATGTTGCTGAAGTCAGTCTTGAGTTGTGCCATCGCGCCGATTGCGTAAATCTTCATCTGATCTGAATCAGCGTCAACAAAGCCCCTGCCCGTCTTCAAGTCAGCAATGACCAAAGTGTCCTTGTCGTAAGAGTACGCAATGACATCTGCTGTGCCAGCGAGTGTTAGTTCTTTGCCTTTGTACGCCGTGACGAATTGCTCAACCTTCAGAGTTCCCATGTCCAACTCAAGCTGCCTGATGTGGTCAACATGAGCATAAGCAAAGCGTGCGTTTTCCTCTGTGATCGTGATGCCTTCCACGACCTTGCCGATGTATTCGTCAGGTGATGTGCCTGTGAGGTAGCAGGTTTCAGCGACTGCGTGAATCGCTGTGCCAATCTGCGCGGCTTCACCTGATGGTTGATTTGGTATGCCTTCCGACAGCTTGACAGATGCAGGACAGGCAATCCAGCGTGATGATGATGATGGTCTAAGTTTTATCATTTGTAATCCCAACAAAGCATGGCTTGATAATAGTCTTGAGCTTCTTGGTTTGTAGTTGACAGCATTACTTCGCCAAATTTTTCTGTTAGGTCGTGAAACAGAAACTGGTGATACATCGCCATTTGAAAGTCACCTGTATAAATGTGAACTTGTCTTCTGTAAGCTGAATAAGCAATGTGATACTTGAGAAAAAGCAACTCTATTACTTTTGATTCCATGCTGCACGCTCCTGTTCAATCTCTGCTGAAAATAGGTTGTAGATTTGCGATCTGACTTCGTTGTTAACAGCCCAACCTAGAGAGTCAGGGTTAAGCATTTCACGCAGTATGTCGTTGCGCTGTTTCAATGAATGCCGTGTGCGTTCTAGCTCTTGCGTGAGCCACACGATGTGCTGTCTAAGCACTTCTCTTTCTTCTTCCTTTGCGTCTAGCAATTGTTTCTCCTGTTGTTGTGATTCCTTCATGCACTTGAGCGCATATTCCCGCATCTGCTTGGCTGAATACTTCGCTTCAAGTACGCTGCAATTTCTTGGTAGTCGTGCGAGTGTCAAACTGCTTCACCTCTTGCCCTGATTGCTGCTTCAAGATCAACAGGGCCACCATAAAAGGCAACCAAATCAATAATTGCTTCTTGCTCTTTAGCTGCTACCAGTTTGGCAAAAGCTTCAAGCATTGCAATCTTGTTTCGCATACGAGAGGTTTCCACAACTGGGCCTATTTCGATTGGCAACAATTTAGCCTGTCTAGCCATCTCAATGATTTCATCTTGTTGCGTCATGTGTTTCCCCTTGCTCGGATTGCTGCGGCTTCTTCTTCTCTTGTCATGTCATCAATGCAATCGTTTTCAATCACTTTTGCACACGCTTCACGCTCTTTAGCTGCTACCAGTTTGGCAAAGGCTTCAAAATGTTGTACCCACATCTTTGCAACGCTTCCTGAAAGCCCTGCCTCTTTAACCATCTCAATGATTTCATCTTGTGTCATAGTGTCTTCGTCCCGTAGTAGGCAATCATCGAAGCATCAGCGCGACCTGAATCCTTAACGCGCTTGAAGAGATGCTGGTCATCTGGGTGCAGTTCCATCGCACGATGACGAATAGCGTCCTTGCCTTTGCCGCAGCCTGTGGCTTTCATCCATGCTTGCGGAGTGATGTAGGTGACTGGAACAGACAACGCTGCAAGACAACCTTCAATGACACCTGCTGCACGCCCGAAGGCGAACATTGATGACACTCCCTGATTGGGCATTGCGCCGACCTTTTCAACGAAGGCGTGCGTAGGTGCAAGCTCCTTGATGATGGCTGCAACGCCTTGCGCCGAGACTTGTTTCTTGGTGCTGCCACCACGAACTACCTCAACGATAGGCATATCAACGACACGATCAAGCCTGTTGTCAACATACAACGCGAAAGCGCCTAAAGCGCCAACATCCACCCCGATAACTCGTTTGACGGGCTGAATCATGGCTGACCGATCTTGTCGATGGACTCGATGCGCTGCGCGATGAGGCGGTCTGCTGCGTCCTTGAGGCGATGAATTGATGAGACTAGGGGCGTGACCTTGCCAGCCTTCCAGCGTGATGCCACAGACGGGTCTAGACCCGCCTCTCGGCACACATCAGCCATAGTGAAGCCAGCTAAAGCGGCACGCTCTTGAATCTCTTGAATGTAGTTTGGATTTGTCATGGCTTAAATGTTAAGCCATAATTGATTTGCGTGGCAAGTCAAAAAAAGGGGTGAAGCCCTGTTGCCTCACCCCTATCAAGGCAACCGCCAGCAGGAGAAACCAGCGATTCAGCGGGAGAAACCGAACCCGCCACAACAATTTTATGAGTTTGTTGTGAAAATAATACACTTTGGGTGTTGACATGGGTGTCATTTGGGATATGATGAAGTCCTCAATCAACAAACCTAGCTAACAGGAGCAAACAAAATGAAAGCAACTAACTTCACAGCAGTAGCAATTTCTGATTTTTATCAGGCAGGTTATTCATGCGATGGTCATCCATTTTTTGCAGAGCAGTTTTATGTTGTCATCGAGAATGATGCAGGTAAGCGTTTTTCTCACGAAGCCACCTTCAAAGGTGCAGAAGTTATTTGTAACGAAGACACAGATGGAGAGACAGTTTTCGCAGATGTTCGCGCTGAAGCAGCTCGTAAAGCTCAAGCCTTGGCAGCTCGTGTTAACGCAGCGATTCAAGCTGGTGTCGAGTTGGACGATGCTCGTTGGTACGAAGTCGATCCTGCTTACGGCTCTGCCGAGTTTGTTTCTCAAGGCACAGAAGCTAAACGCGCTTTTCAAGATCGTTTGGCAGCTTAAATCAAACGGGGCGAAAGCCCCATCTTTCAACAACCACTAAGGATTGAAAACCATGAAGATCAACGAAACAACCCGCTGCTATCCACGCACCACGGCAGACGCATTCCGCGAGAACTATTACGACATTCAAGCGCGTGAGCGTTGGGAGTGGTTGGAAGGTAGCCAGAACGAGACATCTGCTCAAGCAGAGTTCTGGGTTTACATCACGATTGCCTTTGCTGCTGGCTTCTTGACCTGCTTGCTGTGGGGTGCGAAATGATACCTACACCTAAACTGCGCTTTGTTGAGCGTGACAGCTATTCAAAAAATGGAGAACACTTTGTTGAGCCTTTTAAGATTCGCATTCTTCAACAATGGTGGCAAGACATTGATTTCAATCCATCATCAGGCGAATGGCGTGATGTACCTTTGGAGAAAGAATAATGAATAAAGACAAAACAGGTGGTTCAGCGTTTCCATATCAAGATGTTTTACCAGATGGAATGGCGAACTTAACGCCGCAAATAGGCATGACATTGCGTGACTACTTTGCTGCCAAGGCGATGCAGGGATTGATTGCAAGTCCAAGAACTCCATTAGGAACTGTTAACGATGTGACCGACCAATTGATTGCAAAACTGTCTTACATCATGGCAGACGCAATGCTGAAAGCGAGAGAACTATGAGCGAATCCATGCAAAACAAAATAGACGAGGTAGTCCACGAATTCGTCATGCGTGCTGCTGGCAAGGTCGGCATACTCAGACCAGAGGACATCGGACGCATTGCCAGAGAAGCTGCTCAGAAGGGCTGCATGATTGGCTGGTATGAAGGCGTTAAGGCAGAGCGCAAATACATGAAACTTAAAGCAAATGCAGGTGAAAAATGAAACCACATAAACACGCAGAACTTATCAAGGCATGGGCTGATGGTGCTGAGATTGAAGTTTATGGAACATATAACAAACAATGGATTCATAGCATTAGACCTGCATGGTGTGAAGAATATGAATACCGTATCAAACCTGAACCAAAACCTGATGTTGTTGTGTCGCGGTGGGTTTATCGGGATGGGAGTACGGCTCATTGTTCGCAAAGTAATGTTAAATATACTTTTGACGGTGAGACAGGGCAACTTAAATCAGCAGAGGTGATTGCATGACAACACGACAAGAAGCCATGCGCCTGATAACAGGCTTGGAAGAGTACAAGGCAGAAGGTCCTGACCTCATTGCCAGCGTGATGCGTAAGATGCTCAAGGACTTGGACGCTTACGAGCAAGAAGTTGAATATCTCATGGAGCGCGTCAAGCAGCTTGAGTTGGAAGTTTTAGGTCTGACGCAATGAGAAAACGCTCAAAGTACAAACCCAAAGGTGTGCGTCTTGACGCAGTTACTTGGGTCATAAATGGGTTCAAGTCGATCAACGAGACGGGTGACGCTGCGCTGCACCTGAAAATCAAGAATCATTCTTCCCTTGATTCGTTGCGAACTGGCACAGCCACCAAGGATGACATCGACAACATCATCGCAGCCTTGAATGTGACTGAAGCCTTGTCGCGCATCAACATCGGAGAGGACTACGCGAAAGAGATCAGAGCAGGGCAGGATGCCTTGTTCGAGATAGCCAAGCGTGGCATCAACCGAGACAATAGATTCATTGCAAGAGGACCAGAGCTAATGGCTATCAACGAGGCGTATGAGGTGCATGACGCGCAGCTTGAGGTCTGCACCATCGCGCAGCTTGAGAAGGCTCTGGACATCGTTAACGCTGAAATCAAGGCACGCAAGGCGCGTGTCATTGCATAGGGGACTGACATGGACCACAACTTCTGGCTGATCGTTCTTATTCTTTTCATTGGCGCTGCCATTGCTGGTGTCGCTGTTCTTATGTTTATCGCTGCTTTGAAAGCGTTGGGGGATTGATATGAGCATTGAAGCAATGAAACAGGCGCTTGAGGCGTTGGAAGATATGCACATTGTTGAATTGGCAATAGAGGATTTGCAAAGCTGGAATAAAGCAGTCAAATCCCTACGCCAAGCCATCGCAGAGGCAGAGAAGCAAGAGCCATTCGGTGAAGCGATAGCGCATGGTGTTGTTCGTTGGAATGTTGCATATCCATCGGTCGGAACAAAGCTCTACA